TCGTTCGACGCCAGAACGTTCTTCATACTTGTCGACATGCTCAAGTCCAGGTTGGACGAGGACACCGTTGACGAGTAACCGGACCCCTAGAATAACATCTAGGGGATCAGGCCCTGTCGCACCCATGCAGACTACCCTCTCCGCGTTGTTCCACGGTGAGGGATACCTAGACCCTGAAGGAGGATCCAAGTACCGCATGTGAACGCCGTGTTTGTCGAGGATGGAACTCTCGACATGCGAAAACACATCGGCGTAGAGCAGCTTGACTGCATCGAGGAAGCGGGGTTTAACCACCTCATCGAAGCTTCCGTAGTCAAAGACTGCCAGCTCCTGCTCAATCTCCACGTACTTCAGCATGGCGCTCCGGACACGTGCATCACTGCACCGCCGGAAGATCTTACCGAACATCAACGTGAGTTGACGTACGGATCGGATGGCCTCCACGCTGGGTTGTTCGTGGATCAGCCCACTAGATGGGTCGAACACTTGACTAACGTAACCCCGAAGAAACTTGGGGAGCCGTCCTCTAAACGCGAACTGCGTCAAGAGGCTGGAGTCAAAGCGTCGGAGCTCGAGGGCCCTCTCAAAGGCCTTCCCGAACTTCGGAAGGGTGATCGTGAAGAACTGATCACCCTCGCACTCGACCCGATCCGCGACGGTTTGAATGTCGCGAATGGCGCTGGTACAACACATGCTCGCAGTTTCATCCGCGAGCACTCTCCACAGTGACATCATGCTAATGGGATTCCTTTTTCCCATCTCGATCCCCCTAACTGGGGTGGTCGTTCACTTAGCAGTCGTCACCGATCCTGCTGCTTGGAGAGATCCAGCGGCCCGGATTGTTCACCCGGACCGCCAGCCGCTTACGCGGTTAGCTCTCACCACCCAAGAGTTGGGTGATAGCAGCCCCAGATGAAGCTTGGAGGAAGGCAAGGAAGCCATCATCCAGCTGTTTCTGGGTTGTCACAGACAGCAAACCCACCTGAGGAGTCCTACTCACGAACCAGACAGAGTCTGGCACGGTGAGGAACTCCCCAGTGGAAAGCGGGTTTGCAACAGTCTGCGTCCTGTCGAGACGGATCATCCTCTGGTTGGCACTCTTACTGAGTGAGAGATTGTCAGCTTGAAGAGACCGTCGTTGGTCTGGAACTCGCCTCTGTTAGCGCCCATTGAGGTGCGCTTAAGAGCCTGAGCTACAGCATTGACAGTGATTGTGGGATCAGCGAACAACTACATCTCCTGTGTTGAGGGACTGGGTGTGAACCCAGACATGGTTGAATAACATAAGGGTTGAGACCCCTATGCCGACCGCACCCTTACTGGCGTGCGCATGCTACCCAAAGCGTGACATGCCTAGAGCAGCGAGAATGGTCCATTGCTTGGCTGTTAAATCAGCCTTGCCTAGACCAAAGCCGAATGGTGATAGTGCTCCGATCCTGGTTTTAGTTTCCTGGATCCGCACCTTTGTCATACGTCTACTGGGTAACCCGTTAAGGTCACCTGTATACGTTGTGACGAGACCGGTATGATGCATAACATATGCATTCCGGATCACCAAGCTGTCGCGGCCAAGGGCAGAGACGACATTCATCAGGTCGCCCATGTTCCCAACCCAATCGGCCGCCCAGCTCCACGGGCTCAGGTTCCAAAGAACTGAGGGACTCAATTCAACGCCAAGAAGCTTTCTGGCGTAGGATCCGTAGCGACGAAACTTGTCGTTCACTTCGGTCCCTGTGGGGAGGTAGTAAGTATACTCTGCCTCGAACCACTTCCTTGAGAACTGGTGCTGATGAGCACCACCGTTCGTGAAGAAACCCGCATTGGAAGGTTCGCAGGAGAACGCACATGCGTCCGCCCTGCTAGTCTCCTCTGTGGGCCACTCGTAGTGCCTCTTGTGAACTCTGTTCGCATGCTCTTGGTAAGAGCGTAGGATGGAGTCACTTTGTTCGACGGTCCGCGCAAAATCTCGGATTCCGCGAACGAGAGGCAACCAGCCAAACTCGACGTTGAGATACTCGGACCCGCTCGCTGTCGCGAGTCGGGCGCGATCTCTCTCCGCGTCGCCTGGCCGGCGAGGGG